GAGCACCTCTTTGCACTTGTGTCCCGTTGACACCTTCACTCTGGAAGAAGAAGTGTATTGGTGCCGTGATTGAAACAGTTTGATCCTGCTCATCAACTTCTGCTCTAATGTCAGTGATTGAGCCAGTGGTTATTATGTCAGCCTTTTCAATGTTGTCGAGTATTTGTTGAATAAACTCACCGGCGGCAGTCTCCAACACAGTCAATGCAGACTCAACAGTAAACTGAGACTTCTCAACACCTAGTGTGCTAAGTTGACTTATCTTATTTTTTAGTGTTGCGGCTTTGCTCGCCTGACTTAAGTTTCTCATTTCATAAACTCATTTTTAGCATTCATTAGGACTAATATACCAAGTATCTCAACTGCCGGTTTTTCCATCACTTCAAAGAATGATATATTCGCAAAGTCAGATACTTCCTTCGCCATGAAATACCATCCATATTCTTTATTTATTTGGCTTTTCCATTCTTTAAGGTCATCCTGGATAGTAGATTCTTTGTTTTTTCTTTTGCCTCCATTAGAATCGCTTTCCTGAGCAAAGAGTTGTGAGAAGAGATTGAATATCTCCTCAAATGTTTCCTTAGCAAAAAAAAACCCGTCTCTACTTCAGACATCGACATGTTTCTTATTTCTTCACGACTTATCTTATCCAAACAAATCTTTTCTATAAGCTCAACCATTATCTCGAAGTTTCCACCAGCCATTACTTCAATCGCTCTCAAATAGAAAATAAAGGTGTCATAGTCCGGGTCCTGTATTTTCTTTATCCAACGATACTTACTCTTCTCCTTCTTAAGTGGTTTTTGTGATAAAAAACTTAGCCTATCGTAGATAAGTTGCACAGTAACCATTGGCATCTTTCTTATCATTTCAGCAGGTATTTCTGTGTAAAGTGATGCAATGTGAATATAGTCCTCATACATATCTTCCAATGACTCTATATTCTTTTCCTCAAGTTTAAGAAGATTCTTTGTGTAGAAGTCTAGAGTCACATCATCCCATGACTCCGGTAGTTTTTTAAGTAACTCTGATTGTTTTATTTCTTTAATCATTGTGTATATTATTTTTAGAATATGCGTCTATTCTTGCGACTGAGATGTCGAAGTATTTTTCATCCATTTCCATTCCAATAAAATCAAACCCTTCCAAGATTGCAGCAATACCAGTTGAGCCGGATCCCATGAATGGATCGAGGACAACACCATTTTTAGGTGTGATTAGGCGACACAGATATTTCATCAGGTCAATAGGCTTAACGGTTGGGTGGGTATTTGTGGCACCCATATTTCTTTCTTTCTTTGATACTTTAGCCTGATAAAAAAACCTAGACGCATTATCAGATTGGCTATCTAAAATGTGACACGGACAATCTGGATTTGTGTGATGATGCTTCGTATCATCTCTTGGTGTGTATTTACCTCTTTGTGTAAAAGTATTTCCACCACATTCAGTGTTAGACCACTTATAGTTTGTGTTGGCTTTCTTTGTATCCCCTTCTAACACTTCATCACAAATACATTCAAATATAACATTGGTTGGGAATCTCCCAGTGTTTGTATAGTATGTCTTGTGCGATCCCCTATCTTGCTCACCGCCGGCAAAAGTGCCCTTTGGAGCGTGGTGTGCGACTACCTGCTCATCACCAACTCGCGAATCGTCTATGTTAATCCCACCAGTGCCCCACTCTTCTACATTTTTCTTTATCGTATCTTGATCGATAGGCTTTCTTGCCAGACATACAGGCTCATTTGCTGGCTTAAGTTGTGTGCCCCAACCATTTCCAAGGTTAAGACTCTTCGGAAATCCTGATCCATAAATCCATTGAATCTGATCTCTTATCTCAAAGCCGGCATCCTCTATTGCCACAGCCATCCTGTGATAAGTCCTTGTGCCACCAAATGAAAGCACATGTCCTCCTGGTTTTAACACACGATAAACTTCTTTCCAAAAATCCACACTAGGCACATTCGCGTCCCACTTTTTATTCATAAAGCTTAAGCCATATGGAGGATCTGTTACGATTGAATCAACTGAGTTTTCATCTAGTGTTTTTAGTAAGTCAATATTGTTTCCTTTTAGTAATCTCATTATTTGTTTTATTTTTTTTAGAATACATAAAGCGTGTCCGTCATATTATGCGATTTTCTGAAATGATTTGCCATCGCAAGAGACATAACGCAGTCATCATGAAACCCAGACTCTGCTTCATACTTTAGATTACCACTCGATGAGTATTTGAATACTATCGTATGCATCTCCTTGGCAGTCTGCTCGTTAAACTTAATCTTATTAGTCTCAACTGCTTTTATCAACTCGTGCATGACCTTCGGCTTTGTCGCTGAGTTGAATGCGAATCCAAAAACATTGTAGATTGTATTCTGCAACTGCTCTAATATAACCGAGCCAACTCCTGTCGAGTCAACAACAATCTGAGGCTCAGGGAATCTTTCTCTCAAGTTTTGCAGTCTCTCAAGTGTCTGTGTCCAAGGTAACTTGAATCTATCGAAGTAACACATGACACCATTCGAATCCAATCCAATAATAACAGTCCAGTCATTGACGCGTGCCAAGTCAGCAGCAATAACAGTTGGCTTAGCTGTTGACAATGTGGTTATGGTGTTTCTTGTGATAGCGTCAGTGCCAAATGGGTTAGCCAAGTTTTCACCCGGCTCTGCAAGTATCTCTTGTCTATAGTTAGCCTCGGGCATTGTCTCTTCCAACTCTTGTAACTCTTCCTTTGGTAAGTATGGGTTGTAATGAGAAGAAAACTGCCACGACTTAAATCCTTCTTCTCCATTCAATCCCTTTTGAAATAGAGAGTAGAAATAGTTGCGACCTTTTGGAGTAGAAATAAAAACTGCTGTGCCTCTTGTCTTCATCAATAAAGGTCGAATAGCGTTATTCCATTCATATTCTAATCCATCTAAGTAAGCTGCTTCATCAGCTATCAAATGGTCAAACTCATGTCCCCTTACTCTGTGTAATGCTTCTCCTGAGAAAAACTGAATCTTACCACCAGTCACTAACTGAAACTTAAGTCTCGACTTATTCTTTGATACAATCATTCCATCTGGGAAGTAGTTTATGATTGTGTCATAAAACTTCTCGGCAAGTCCAAACTCAGGTGTAATATAAGCAACCCTGAGTCCTTGGACAAGCTTTATTATTGTTTGGATTTGACATATTGTAGACTTACCAACGCGACGTCCACTACACACGACTTTGAATCTTGATGTGTCATCAAGAATCTCTTTCTGCATAGGATATGGTTTTGGTAAGACAATATTATAATCCATATTTATTTGTTAAAAAGACTTTCTATTTCTGTTAGCTTTAGATTGTCTACATCATTCAGTTTGTCCTGCTGTATCTGTCTATAACTCTCATTGACTTCAAAGCCAATATAGTTTCTGTTTTTTGCTTTCGCTACTAGTGCGACTGTGCCTGTGCCCATGAAAGGGTCTAAAACCAAATCATTCTCATCAGTAAGCCATTCAATGAAAAAGTGTGGCATGTCTGGATGAAATGAAGCAGGGTGCTTTTCTCTATTCTTGTGCCTATAAGCAGACCCTGTATTAAACCTTATAACATTCTCAGGCTTTATACCATTTTCATTTGGTTTAACATTTTTCAGTGTTTCTACTTTCTTGATACCATTGCTTTGAATCTTTTGATTGTATCCTATTGGATTCTTAAACCTTTCTAATGATTTCTGTGAATATGGTATTCTTATTCTGTCGATGTATGACTTGTGTCCCTTTTCCTTTGTGAAGTGAAACAAGTATTCAACTCTGTCATTTAGTCTATTGCCGGCACTTGGAAGTCCATTCTTCTTAAACCAAATATATCTGTCATATAGCTTCAGATTAGTCTCCTTGACAATCCTTGCTATAAGCTCAAAAACATATGTGCTTCTAAATCCGCTATCAATCTTGTCGTTAATGTTTAGGATAAATGAGCCGTCATTTGTCATCACTCTTTCTAACTCTCTTACAATAGGGATAAACCAGTCTACATAATCATCAGTCTTGAAACACTTGACTTCATCGCCATAATGTATTGCATCTGCATACGGCGGACTTGTCATTACTAGATTGACAGAGTTATCAGCTATCCTTTTCATTCCATTCAAACAATCCTCAAAGTATATTTCATTCATAATGCGTTTCTAAATATTATCACCATCAAAGGCTTAATGTAGCCGATTGCATTGGGGTCATCCTCGGAGCCATCGTCTTTGCCAAATCTAAATCCTTTGTTTGGTTTCTCAAGAAATCTAATCTCTACATTTTCTTTCTTATAAATGTATTTGTGAAAGTATCTTGTATGCGTGCTTGACGGAAGTAACATAACAGTGGTGCATTTCTCACCCGCTGCCTTCTCTACAAACTTGCCTATGTTGATGTCAAATAGTGGATGACAATAAACTACTTCACCAGTCCAATCTTTATACAAACAGCTATTGTCTTTTGTGTAATACTTGTCACAAAGATGATTCTCATCTGATGCACATGCATCCAAAGTGAAACCAAACTCATCATTCAGACTTGTCCAAATGTCGGGTGGTGTCCTTAGATACTGCATCGTTTTTGATGTGCTGAATGACAATGTGTTTTTTGCTATAGTCCTTTTCATTATTCTTCTTTCTTTTCCTCAAATGTGATATTCACATTTATCTTTCCATCTATAACCTGACTGACATCCTGCTGTGAGAGAGTGGGTATTACATACTTTGCCCACTTCTCAAGCAAGGATATTCTTGTCGCCGGAGACACCTTTAGAAAATCTTCTTCTAGTTTTTCAAGATTCTTAGATACAACATCAGAGATTATCATTTTCATTTCTGCTGTCGTCTTATTCGGTGTGCCCTTGGGTCTGCCATTTGGATTTCTGACTTCACCCGGTTTTATCGTATATTGATTTTTCTTTCCCATTAGCCTGCCTTTTGTTTATTTATATTAGTGGCTTTTGATTTTCTTAAAAACTGGGACTATCTTATCACTTAGAATCATCTTCTCCCTATCTACATTCTCCCTTATATCATTAATCAAATAAGGATAATAACATGTCCAAGCAAATCCATAGTTTTGCCAAGTCATACCTCTTTGAAACTTATTCTCTAGTATTTCTTTTATTTTTTCGTCTCTTTCAGTCAAAGGGTATAACCTCAACCTATAAACAGAGTCTCTGATTCTAAGGCAAGCTTTTTTGTAAAGGTCATTAATCCTGTAATACTCTTTGTATTCCGGACTCTTCTCCAAGAAGACATTCATCTTGTTAGTCTTATTTGTTAAATCTTTTTGTTTCATAGTCTATATATTATTTTTTATTGTCCTAAAATAGCTTTTATTTTCTTACTTCTTCTCCAGTGTAGTATCTCATCTATGGTTGCATACATTGGGTCTTCAGGTATTCCTGGAGTAGTATTTGTGATGCCATGTATCCTAAAATAGTTTTCAGTGTCGAAGTCTACAGGTAGTTTGTTGTCTTTCATAGGGAATGTTGATGTAAATCTGTCCTTACTGCATTCAACTCTAAAGTAACATATGTTTCTTCCCCAAGTATCCATAAAATAATCTTCTAACTCTTTATAGTAAACTCTTACAATCATTTAAGCAGTGTCTCTATTTTTTTTCCTCTAACCCATGCCTTATATTCTTTATCATTAATCATAATGCCGCTTGAATAAGATATCTCCATACCATCACTTATCATTGTTTGGTTAACTGAAAAGTAAGCATCTAAGTCTGAATAAACATAGACTCCGAATGGATCATCTCTCAATGTCCCGGAGTAAACATGTGCTCCATCCTTCACATAATAAACACCCAAGAAACTAGGATTGACTCCATAAGCATCTAAGATAAACTCCCTTAACTCAGAGTAAAAAACCTTATCCATTTAGAATCTCTTTTAGTTTATTGTGTCTTATCCATCTGTTATAATCACTTATGCTAAACTTTCCTTTCTCCTTCCATTTCCTTCCCGCTGTGCGATTGCTAGTAGCCATCCTTTGTCTGTCTATCATTGACACTGCTTCAAAGTAGACTTGACTACTTTTTATTATCATCATTCCCCAATCTTCTTTCGTGAGTCTTCCTTCGTAAGTCATCTTATCTCCTTGTTGGCTAAAAATATAAAAGTAGTCATATTTTATATTCCCGTTGTGTGTTTCTTCAAAGTATGTTTTGATGTCTTCGTATGAGTATTTAACTCCATCTATCATAAGTATCATCATTTCTGTCTGTTTATTTGTTTTGTTGTGGTGTGGATATAGCGAGAGCTTTACCCCGTTAAAGTGCATTTTGAAACACCTTATTGAAGTTTGTTGATTCTCACAAACCAACCAAGCTGAAAACCAACCCGCGTAAAAGTTGCTCGCTTATCAACTACGCCCCCGTTAGATTTCCGTAGAAATCCTCATTTTGGTATCCAGTCCTGTTTAACTCTTGCGAGTCTTTAACGGCGCCAGTTGTCAGCTTAGACATTGCGGGCATTTTTGGACCGAATAAGTTTTCAACTTTTTTCTTCTGCACCACTTGCGTGCCTACTTGCAGAAAATGAGACACCTGACTTATGATCCTGTCTCGAGACTTTATTGCGACTATTGTTGTAGGGTCGGTGGTTAAAGTCTGGTAAAACCACATAATATATATACAGAAAGTTGTGCTCCCTTTTAACTTTTTTTTACTTTTTTCTGAAAT